CGAAGCTTTCGGAACCGCACAATTAAACCAGCAGGTTGTTTGTGCAGGAATCGCGAGCACAGAAGCGTTTGGTACAGCTTCCATTGGGCTGAGTATCTCCCCATCGGGAATCGCGAGCACAGAAGCGTTTGGAACTCCACAACTAAATCAGCAGATAAATTGTACCGGCGTTGCTAGTGCAGAGGCGTTTGGAACACCCCAACTAAATCAGCAGATAAATTGTACCGGTATTGCAAGTGCTGAGGCGTTTGGTACGCCGTCCGTAGAGACGGAGGCCCAACTCGTATCCCCGTCGGGTATTCCCTCGGCCGAAGCGTTCGGAACGCCCCAACTAAATCAGCAGATCCGTGCTACTGGGGTGGCCAGCGCCGAGGCCTTTGGTACGGCTCAGTTAAATCTACAGATTGTGTGCACCGGAATTGCGAGTGCGGGAGCGTTTGGAACACCCCAACTAAATCAGCAGATAAATTGTACCGGTATTCCCTCGGCCGAAGCGGTCGGAACGGCATCGGTCCGGTCGTCCATATCCCCGTCGGGCATTCCTTCGGCTGAAGCCTTCGGCACGGCCACTTTAAATCAACAAATTAACACCGCCGGAATTGCTTCAGCAGAGGCGTTCGGTACGACTTCTGTCCGCCCATTGGTTTACGCCGTCGGTATCCCCACGGCCGAGGCGTTCGGAACTCTAACCCTAAATTTCTCGGTATTTCCGGTGGGTGTGGTTTCGGCTGAAGCCTTTGGGGTTGGCCTGTTGTTTGACTATGGCGACATCATTCAAGATAACGAAGATCCCGTACCCGACGTCTATGATTTCGGAGACCTAGTACAAGAGAGCGAGGAGGTTTAGCCCCTCGTGTAGGAGTTAGAAAGGAATTACTATGGTTATCTTAGACACAACCAGCAAGGTCATTCGAATCGTCACATCGGCCTCTACGGTAGTTGAAGTCCACGCATCCTATGTTGACTGGGACGGCGCCACCTCAACTCCCGGAAGCACCAACACCTCAATCTCGACCAACACCACTACCACCGTGGTAGCCGCGCCCGCTAGCTCTGTGCAGCGCAACGTCAAGTCCCTGTTTGTGTTCAACACTGATGCCAGCACCCCGAACACAGTCACGGTCGAGATCTACGACGGATCGGTTGGTGCCAACCTCTATAAGGTGACTTTAGCCGCCGGGGAGTCGTTCTCTTACGATGGGTAATTTCTCATATCGAGACGCCCTTGGCCAGCTGAAAGAAGCCCAGGCCGTGTCTGATCCGCGCATCGCGGCGGTGTCGTTGTCGGCTTCCCAGTCGAATAGTACGGCTTCGCCCACCGAGGTTGTGGCTCTTAGCCTGACGCTGCAGCCCGGCACATACGTGTTTCAGTACTTCATCATATACCAGTCCACAGCCACCGGCACCGGGGTTCGCTTTTCGGTTGATTATACTGGAACGACTTCGAAGTTCGTGGCCAACTGGCACGTGTGCGACAACACGGCCGCTGCTTCTACTGCGGCAGCCGATCAAGACGCAGTCGCTGCGGGCGGGCAGGTGTATTGCGCGTTTGCCGCGCGCGCGAAGTCCTCGGCTGGTTGGGGCACCACGATCTCGGTAGATACGCAAAATGCCGATATGTTCGCTAAGGTTGAGGGAATTATGGTCGTAACCACTCAGGGTGATATTCGCCTGTACCACGGTTCTGAAGACGCCACCGCAACCTCAGTGCGTCCGGGCACATCGCTAGTCCTGATGAAGGTGGTCTAATGTTCACACAATATGACGCAAACGGTATCCCGGTAGTGGTGGTACAGGAAACCAACCCCTATCTTACCTTCGTGCGGCTGGCCGCTGACCACGTAACGACGAGCGCCACCCAGGCGGAAGTTACGGGGCTGAGTACAACCCTAACCCCCGGGGTTTATATCTTTCAGTACTTCATCATCTGGCAGTCCAACAATACTGCCGCAGGGTTTAAGCTGTCTGTCAATTTCTCGACCGGCACAACCGACTTCTTCATATACAACTTCTTCCTCGTTGATACAAGCGCGACGGCCTCCACACTTGTAGCCGACCAAGACGCGGTTGGTGCTGCCGGACAGTGTTATTGCGTAAATTCGGCTCGGGCCGCAGGCACGGTGTCTGTAAACACCATTGGCAACGTAGACACGGCCAACGCCGATATGTTCACGCGCATCGAAGGCATGGTGTCGGTAATCTCTCCGGGCGATATTGAACTCTACCAATCCTCAGACGGGGGCGGCAACCAGCTTACGATTTCTACGGGATCGACACTTTACCTCCATAGGGTGGGCTAATGAGTAAGGGATTTCGGCCTTTGGCCACGACCGGCGCCACTAAGAAGAATCTCACCGTCACCAACAATCAGGTGTGGCGCTCCTTCCTCTTTTCGGACAAGAGCACTAGCTCGACGACGCCCTCTGAAGCCACCTCGATGAGCCTATCCTTGCCTGTAGGCACGTATGCTTTCCAGTACTACTTAAGGTATCAGGCGGCGGCGACTACGACAGGAATTCGGTTCTCTGTGAACTTCACCGGCACCGTCACGGCGTTTGTCGCAAACCTCCATTTCTGCGACACACAGGCTACGGGCGCAACGGCTGCCGCCACTCAGGCCGGGGCGGGCGGTGCTGGGCAGGTGTTCACGGTTATGGCCGCTCGCGCGAAATCGACCGCTGGCTGGGGAACCTCGGTGTCAGTAGACGCAGCAAATTCCGATCTAATGATCCGCATCGATGGGGTGATGGTGGTTACCGTTGCTGGTGATATCGAACTATACCACGGATCTGAAGTTGCAGCCGCCACTACGCTTAAGGCCGGGTCCTCGTTGGTGGTCTGGAAGACTGGGTAGTCATGGCGAACAACACCGGCCTATTTGATCCGTCCCTAGACAACGAGGGGATGTTCGACCCCCTTCTGCAAAACGAGGGTATATTCGACGAAGCTCTCCTGACCGCCGGAACGGAAGCCTCGACCATCACCACCGTCGGCATAGCATCGGCTGAAGCGTTCGGCACGGCCCAACTCAACCAGCAAATTTTAGCCACCGGCATTGTCAGCGCAGAGACATTTGGTACAGCCCAACTCAATCAGCAGATAAACTGTACCGGCATCCCCACAGCCGAGGCCTTTGGTACCGCTACCCTCAATCTTCAGATTGTACCGTCTGGAATCTCTAGTGCAGAGGCTTTTGGAACCACCCGCCTTAATCAGCAGATCAATTGTACCGGGATTGCAAGCACAGAAGCCGTTGGAACCCCGTTCGTCGAGGCTGTTGCGGGCCAAATCCTCTATCTAGCGGGTGTCACCAGTGCAGAGGCCTTTGGAACTTCTCAGCTCAATCAGCAGATAAACTGTACCAGCATCCCCTCGGCAGAGGCGTTTGGAACCCCGTCCGCTAACCAAGAGACCGAGGAAACCGGTGTCCCGTCGGCAGAAGCCTTCGGAACGCCGCAGCTTAATCAGCAGATCAACGCCGTGGGGGCGCTCTCGTCCGAAGCCTTCGGTGATACCTATACCTTCGTACTAGGGGCGGCTATCGTCCCGATTGGTGTCGTCTCAGAGGAGACCCTCGGGATTGGAGATGTTTACGACTTTGGGAACCACATCCAAGACAACGAGGATCCGACGCCCGATGCGTTTGACTTCGGAGATACGACTCAGGCGAACGAGGAGCTGGTGCCCGTCGCGTTTCCGTTCGAGGATATTGAGCAAGAGAATGAAGATCCGACCCCAGATACCTATACCTTCGGGGACGTCATTGCCTCATCAGAGGTCTAAGAGGCGCGCGGTTAACAACTTCGCTTTCTTAGGTGTACGCGTTATGTGTTGTTGAAATTGAGAACAACATCAACAAAGATGATTCCAAATGAAGGAGTGAGATGACCAACACCGACAACAAGCCAGCAGAGCCCATCAGGACCATTCACGACCAGATCATTCACGAGAAGCAAAAGCTACCCGCTCCCGAACGCGGTGTGTTTCTTTTCGCCGATGAGAAGGGCGCTTGTGGCCTTCATCTTCGGGGTGGTACCACTCTTCTCGAGGCTTATGCCGTGATCGGCCTCCTCTACCGCCGCCTACAACACCAGCTCGAGCCGTAGCCCTATATGGGTCTGGCGGTGCTGATGGTGTCCATGGGGCGCCTTCCCCTCTTGAAGCAGTCGCTAGGAACCCTCTTTGACTCCGGCTTCACTGGTCGGGTTGTGGTGGTCGAGCAGGGGGCTACAGAGGCCGGGACCCGGGAGTGGCTCCTCACTCAGCCCGTGACCACCCTCATGCTTCCCATCAACTACGGTAAGGGCTACGCGTGGAACGTGGGCCTGAAGATTCTCGGCGAGCCTTCCCTGCGAACCGGCTACGAAAGCCCCCCAACGCACGCCCTGTTCTGCGACGACGACGTCGTTTTTTCGCCGGGCTGGGGAAAGGCGATGTTAGAAGTGTACTCCCGCTTCTTTCCGCTAGGTTTGCGGGCCCTTTCGGGCTTCAGGCACGTGTCCTCGGACCGCTGTCCGAAGATTGGCTTGGGTGGGCTAGAGGTCCTTCGCCAAACCTACTGCCCCGGGTGCTGTCTCCTTGTGGCTTGGGAGCACGCCCTAAAGCACTTCGGCGCCAACGACACCCAAAAGCCAATCGGGTTCGTCGAGGGCCCACCACAGAAAGTGGCCTCCGCCTTTGGGTGCTGGTCCGGCTCGATGGTAGAAACCGTCATCGACCACGCCGGGGCCGAGCACCGGACCTACCGCCCCACACCGGGTGGGTTTGAGATCCGGGCCGACGTCGTGAATATGCCGGGCCCATAGGGTGATGGGATCTGCTCTATATTGTGCAGCTACCTGCACAGCGGCGTGGCCTTCCAAGGCCTTTTCGCAGACCTTGGGCTGGCACCAACCTTGCGATCTACTTAGGCATGAAGACAACCAGAAGCCAGTTCAGGGTCAGCGCAGCCGTAGCGGCCGCGAACCAAAGACGGGTCGAGCGCCTCTGCGCTTGGCTGGACAAGCGCAACGCGGACATCAAAGAGGCCTTAAGGTATGCCATGCGGCGTGCCGTCCTACGCGCCCAAAAGCGTCAGGAAGAGCGTCGTCGAAAAGCACTTGATCTGACTGGATGCTAGGCGGGGACTCTTAGCATCCTGCTCCAGCCGCTGGGCCACCTCCTCCCGGCGGCTGGCCTTTTTAACTGCTCAACCTCTGAGCATATGGGGTGTGGGGACACCACAATAGTCCCACAGCTTCAAGCCCATAGGCGCACAATCAAGCCCCGCGAAAAGCCCTTCAAAGCCCCAAAGCCCGGATCTGTGGTTGGCACTGATTTTGCGGTCTTTTACGGCAAGAGGAGATACTACGATGAGCAACGAGATCTTTTGGGTGATCGAGTACAACCTGCAGGGCGACGCGAAGATGGGCGTCCGCATCAACACGCAGGAGTCAGAGATTAAGGCCTTTGTTGAGGACCTCCGGGATCTGTCGCCGGACCTTCAACAGGTGTTCACCGGCCCCGAGGACTACCTCGACCAGAACGAGTACCGCATCTTCAGCACTAACGACTACCAAATGGAGGGGAACTAACATGAACGCCACCTTAACCGTATCGAATCTGGCCCAGAAGGTGATCTTCCTCTACGAGATGGAAGGCCAGCTTTCTGATGGTAAGTGGGAAAACACGGTGCCTCACAACCACTGGAAGCAGTGGATGTTGAAGAGCGACCAGATCCTTGTGGGTGAGGCCGTGGGCACCGAACGGATGGGACACAGCCGCAGCTACAACATGGCCGATAGAGAGTTACTGTCGATCGTCGGCAAACGCGTCCGCTTCAAGGTCGCTTTGGTGCTGCACGACCCCAAGTTCCTTGGCCTGCTTGAGCACGACCACTGGTGCCTGCCAGATTCGCCAGAGGATTTTGAGAATCTTCAGGTTGCCTGGCGCCGGAATGGTCAAGTGGACAACTATGCCGAGACATGCCTTGCGAAGATGGAGCAATTCGGTCTTACGCCCGAGTTGGCTCGGCAGATCTGGGCTGAGCTAGACGCCCGGTACTCGCACGCTCAGTTGGTTAAGGACTGTAAGCAGCTTTCACTGGCTCTCAGAACCCATAGGTCGGTGGCCACATGACCAAGCCCAAATTCATCGGCCCGGCGGCCCACGCCCACTCCGCCTGTGAGAGATGTGGGGTTGACCTAACCGGTCAGCGGGTCGCGTCGCTCGAGCTAGACCAACGAACCGGGACGTTCACGGACGCAGAGAACATCCCGCCCGGGTTCTCACAGGGGTGGTTCGAGTTTGGCATCGACTGCGCCCGCAAGGCCCTCCGTGAACACGCGGAGGCGCAGGACCACGGATCGGTCTGCCCTCCCTTTCCATCCGGCGCCCGTTAGGGTACAAGGACCTATGGACGCAACCCTCCCTCAAAAGCGATTTGGTATCATCAGGCACGCGGTGCTGGTGCACCCCGCTACCCTCGACACGCTGTTCGATACGCCCCCCACACCAGAGCATTTCATCGTTCAGTTTGCTGATGGCTCGTCGGCGCTGTTGGCTGCCGCAGATGCTCCGCCGAATCTCTATTTCTGCCACCAGCAGACCATCAAGGTTGAGTATCGGATCGAGGTCCGGAACTTTCGGGATTGGGCGTATGACGTCGTGGTTGTGACCGACGCCCAGCAGGAAGCATCGCCGGTCGGCCTTCGATATACCGAAGGTAAGCTGCGCACCGACCTCATCCACCCCGAGTTTCTGTCTATGATCGCCGAGGTTATGACCGAGAACCCCGATCTCCGCATTGACCTCATCCCGAAGAGCGCTATCCGAGAGCTTGGATTGGTGTTCACCGAGGGGGTTAAGAAGTACCCGGCCCGTAATTGGGAGAAGGGCATGCCGTGGTCCAAGGTAATCGGCCCTCTCTGGCGCCATTGGTTGAAGTGGCTCGCCGGGTCGAGGCGCGACGAGGAGCTTCCTAGATGTCATCACCTCGGCCAGCTGATGTGGAATGCAGCCGTGCTTCTGGAGTTTGAGTCCACCCACCCCGAGCAAGACGACCGGGCGACCAGCTACGCCGATTGGAAGCCTAAAGACCCTATTGCCTAGTGTAAAATTGGCTACACCTTTAGTGGGGGTAGTCTATGGGGCTCTTTGCATTTCTTGGGGACGCGATTAAGCCGGTTACGGAGCTTATTGGCAGCATACACACTTCGGCCGAGGAAAAGGGCAAGCTCGTCAATGAGATGCAGAAACTCCAGAACGATATTGCCTCTAAGATGCTTGAGTATGAGGCCAAGGTTCTGGACCTCCAAACCTCGGTTATCAAGTCCGAGGCCACCGGCGCGTCGTGGATGCAGCGCAATTGGCGCCCCGTCACGATGCTTACGTTTTTGGTTCTCGTTGTGTGCGACTCCTTCGGTTGGTTGTCTAATCGCCTCGCTCCAGAGGCGTGGACGCTCCTTCAGCTTGGTCTCGGCGGCTACGTGATCGGGCGGTCGGTTGAGAAGGTTGCACCATCGATGATGGAAAAGTTTGGTGGTAAGAAGTAGATGCACACAAACCTGCTCAGACACTTGAGAGCAATAGCACAGGAGATAAAAATGGCTGACACCAATAAAGCGGTAGCGGACTTCCTCGCGGTGGTGCCTACCCTCTCGCACGCGCAGCTGGTTCTCATTCAGCACCAGCTTCTGGTCGAATCCACAAGGCGCCTTTACACCACAGGCTAGTTTGTCGCGCTACCACACGCACAATGCCGCTCTATACTTACAAATGCCCGGCCTGTGGTAAAGAGTTTGAAGATCTGGTGGCAATTGCTGATCGCAACCGCCCACAAGAATGTCGAACTCGTCTTTGTTCTGGTGCTATGTGCAAGGGATTCGCCCGTCGTGTATGCAACGACGTGGCGGCGAACATGGCGAAGAACTGGGCTGGGTGGTCCCTTGATTGAACTAACGGACGCCATGCGGCGTGTTTGTCGTGAAAACCGCATTGAAGCAAATCCCGCCGCCCTCCGCGCCTTGATCCGCGAATTGCGATCGGAAGGTAAGACCAACATTGACATCACGATCGTATTTCGCGTTAGCATAAAGACCCTCCGTGGTTGGTTCAAAAAGCTAGCGATATGAGCCTAAGCAAGGCCGCCAAAGATTACATCGAGCGTCGAGGCTGGTCCCCTGCCGATTACGAGCACCTTGGCGTCTACTCTGAGGGCGATGTAGTCTACTTCCCTTTGCGCGATTATACCGACCGCGTGGTTGGGGTGATTGGTCGCAGCATAACCCACAAATCCTACAACATCAAGATCCAGAAATCATCGCATGGCTACTTTCTCTGGCGCGGAGTTGAGTCCGACCGTGTTCTCTTCCTTGTTGAAGGCGTGTTTGACGTCGGCTGGCTACTTACGGCCGGGCTTCATGCTGCCGCCTACATCAACAACACGTTGCTTGGTGCCCAGCTTCGTGTGGTCTCGAGATTCTACGAACGGGTAGTTCTTGTGCCTGACAACGACCCCGAAGGCTTGCACGGTTCTGGCCTTGCTGTTGCTCGATTGAAGCACATGGGTGTATCGTCCGTCCGGGAGTTTAAGCTTAACTACTACAAGGACATTAGTGAGGTGTTCGAGCGTGATCATAAGGCGGCCCACAGCTTGATCACCATCCTTCGCAACATTGAAAATCCGCCGCCCATCACCATCAGTGGAGGAGACCCCGAGTAGCATGGACGACTCTGATATCGACAAGATTGCCGATCGGGTGGTTGAAAAGCTCCGACCCCTGCTCGAGGAGATCAAGTCTTCTGGATTCATCCGAGACGTTACCACCACTATGGTGACGGAGCGGAAAATGCAGCACCATTCCTCTACCGGACCGAAGTCTCAATTTGATCCGTCGTTGTACGAGTGACCCCATGCGCCTGAAAGTTAACTATGTTGTGCACGTCCACAAGGACATACGCCGTATGGTGAACTGGCACCTGATGCAGCAAGCCAACGCGGATGCCAGCACCTCCGGGATGGCCGAGCTGGGCAATGTCTCTGAGTTTTACCGGAAATTTGGTGCAGATCAGATGGAACAGCTGCTGTATGAGTGGATTCAGAGGGGACGACCTGAGTAATGTTGAACGACAAGAACTTTTCTGAACTAATTGCGTGGTTGCGGTCCTTTCGTCATTCTTGGGATGGACAGGTTTACTTGGCCGAAGACGAGGCCGTGACTCTAGCACACAGACTGGCGCCTCTTATGACCGACGGGTCTTGGGAAGAGCGAGATGCTCTTCACTTCCAACACCATCTAGAATACTGCTCTAAGATGGTTAAGTCGTGGCCCGAGTGGAAACAGAGAGTTTTGGGCCCCCTACCCACCCAACCCCAATAGTGTAAAAGTAGGCACGATGAGCCAACCCAAGATTCTGTTCTTCGATATTGAGACCACGCCATTGGTGGCTTACACGTGGGGGCCCAAATGGCAAACCAACCTTATTGAGGTGCTGGCTCACACCCGGATCTTAAGCTTTTCCGCTAAGTGGCTTGGTGGCTCCCACATCACGAGGGGCTGGCCAAACTACAAGGGATACAAAGCCGGGGCGATGAACGACAAGGCGATTGTGGCCGACATTCGGTCGTTCTTCAATCAAGCCGACGCCGTCGTTGCCCACAACGGCCGGGATTTCGACGTCAAGGTCGTTAACGCCCGGTTTATTGCGCATGGCCTAACCCCACCTTCACCATACAGGGTGATTGACACGAAGATCGAAGCCAAGAAGTACGTCAGGTTGCCCAGCCACAGCCTCGACGATCTGTGCTCCTACTTCGGCATTCCAAGAAAGATGGGTCACGGCGGTTTCTCGTGCTGGACGCGCTGCATGAAGGGAGACCCATCGGCGTGGCGTGAGATGCTTCGATATAACAAGAGGGACGTCACGATTCTCGAGCAGTTGTACCTCAAGATCCGTCCATGGATGGTCAGCCACCCGAACATGGCGATGGACCGCCCCGGCGACACTTGCCCTAAGTGTGGGGCCGGTGGTCCGGGCGTGCTGAAGTGGGAGGGCTGGTACAGGAACAAAACGACCAAGTACCATGCGTTCTCCTGTACTGAGTGTGGTGGATGGGGCCGCGATACCAAGAACGTCCAAGAGATTAAGCCGAGGGTGGGCGTCTAGGCTTATGGCAGACGAAACACCAACGTGCGATCTTTGCGGATCTCCCATGTCGACTCGGGCGTGCAAGCTCGTCTGCGACAACTGCGGATTTAAACGGGACTGCTCAGACCCATGAGCCCTAAGATCGGCCTGATCGCCACCATCAACAACTCCGGCCTCGGACAGATGGCGAAGCAGTTTCACCGAAATGTCGACGTCTACATGCACTTTGTGATCCCACATCACGAGAAGGGCACCGATCTCGAGTTTGTGCGGGGTGATTATATCGTCGCCGACCAGTGGGACGCCTCGCTCGACGCCAACTTTCGTAGATTCCTTGCTTCTAAGCCGGATATCGCGGTCATATTCGAGTACCCGTACAACTGGCACTTCCTTCCGCAGCTAAAGGCCGCTGGCATCAAGATTGTGTGGTTTCCGATGATCGACAGCGTTGGTACGCCGTGGATTCGCAAGTCGGGGTACATCGGCTTAATTGATTTGTTCGTTTCCCCGTCGCAGTACTGCCACAATACCCTGACACAAGAGGGATTGCCGTCGGTCTACTTGCCGTGGCCGATTGACACTGAGTACTTCGCTTTCACCCCGCGCGGGGTCGACCGCCCTCTAACTTTCCTGCACAACATAGGCCACGGCGGCGATGGCATGCGCAAGGGGTGGGATTTTGTGTTTCAGGCTTGGCGCCGAATTGATCAGTCTGGGTGCCGTTTGATTGTGCACTCGCAAATCCCAGTAGACCCGGGCCTGCTGCGCAATGTAGACTTTCGCCTTGGTAACTTTCCTCAGGCCGTTGACCTCTATAAAGAGGGCGACGTTTACCTGTCTCCATCTCGGCGCGAGGGGCTTGGTCTTCCCTTCCGTGAGGCGATGTCGTGTGGCATTCCCGTTATCGGTTCCAACATACCGCCACTGAACGAGGTTATTCCCGACGTCGATTGGCTCGTGGAGGCTCCCGCCAGCGGCCCTATCGGCCGAGTTCAAAACGGATTGGTCTACCAGCCAAACACCGGAAGCTTGATGATGAAGATGCTTGCCGCCAAGGCCTGTAATAACCTTCCCGAACGCTCGTCCCGCGCCCGCGCGCACATTGAGCGATGTCACTCGTGGACGACCCTTGGCCCCATCATGAAAGACATTTTTGAGGCAGTGGCCGCATGAAGGTGGTAATCCTCGGAAATGGGTCGACGCCTTGGCAGAATGGGCTCTTGATTTACCACGCGGCGCTTGCTCGCCAGAAGCACGTCGGGTTTGTTAGTTACGCCGGACTGCCTGATCACCGCCTCTGGAATACGGTAGAGGCCAACAAGCCGGACTGGGTGTTTGTGACCGGCATCCGCAGTCTCGGTCTTCCTGTGTTGAGACGCCTTGCTTCCACCTACAAGCTTATGGTTTGGGACGCCGACGCCGTAGATGCCACGCGTGACTCCATTTGGCGCGAAACGGTTGGGGTCCCGCACGTCGTAGTTAACTCCACCCTAGATGTGGTGAATCGGTACAAGGGTCTGGCGCGGTGCTTGGAGTGGGTGCCGCAGTACTATGACAGTGATTATTACGCCCCTACAATCTCCCGACTAAGTCCCGATCACGAGATCTTCGACGTGGCCTTCTTTGGCGATTCGGATCATGACGATACGCGACAGACTTGGTTGCGCCTCCTGCGAAGGGAGGGGTTTAAGTGCTGTATTCGTGGGTCTAATCGCCTTGCGGATGGCACTATGACTCCGGCATTCGGCACCGAGATGGCCAATCTTTACCGCCAAAGCAAGATTGCCATTGACATCAAGCGGGGCAACTTTGAATATGGCGACTTTACGACGTCCGACCGAATTTACAAGGCCATGGGGTGCGGGGCTATGTACTTGACCTTCGGGATTCCGAAGATCGAACGTCTCTTCATGCCCGATCGGCATTTAATTACCTACGGCAGTTATGGCGATATGGTCTTCAAGATTCGAGAGTACTTGAAGCACGAAGTCGAACGGGAACTGGTGGCGCTAAATGGTCAGCGGGAAATTGAGGCCAACCACACCTTGCGCACGCGCATCGACCAGTACTGGGCCTTGATGGAAGCACACTCATGAGCTGGCTTAGCGAAGCTCCTAAGGTTGAGCTGCATTGCCATCTCGAGGGCGCCACTACCCCCGAGACCTACCTTCAGCTTGCGCGCGAGAACGGCGTTAACCTTCCGTTCACTACCGTTGCGGAGGGGGAGCGGTATTTTCAGTACAAGAACCTCGTTCATTTCCTTGAGGTTTACCATACCTGCACCACCGCCATCCGGAAGCCCGAGGATTTTTATCTGCTGGTGGACCGCTTCGCTAAATCTCGAGCCGATGAGAACATTCGCTACTGTGAGTTCTTTGTGTCGTTGGCGCTGCACATCCTGCACGAGGTAAACCCGGAAGAGGCCCTATCTGTGATTGCCCGGGCGTGTCGACAGGCCGAGATCAAGTACAATATCAAGCTGCGCTGCATCCCCGACGTGTCCCGCGACCGGGATGTTGGGGTGGCTCTAGATGCACTGAAGGC